GTTAATATAATCACAAATTTTGTCCATCATAAACGCAGGACACTTACCATCCCAGTTTGAGAAATCCCCAGCAATTACAGATTGATTACATCTGTTTAATCGTCGATGAAGACGAATCCAATCAAGGGAGTGAGGGTTAATACCGACCGCTACAGGGCGATCAACGCAAAATTTGGCCATATAGGTGATAAAATCACCAAACCACATTCTACTAATGATCAATAAATCCAAAGGACACGTGCTATAAACACGAGTTTTTCCTTCTTCAACCTTCTGTAGCGGTCGTGTTTCATCTTTGAGCGCATCTTTAAATAAAAATTCTGGCTCAATTCCCAATTTCATTGTTGAAATGGTTGCAGTAAGTTCTTCATAGAACTCAACTGAATAAATGAAATTATCACCATCACGCAAAATGAAAGGATCTTTACCTTTACGCCCACCATTCCGAATACAATAAGGGTATCCAGGGGAGGTACCATAACAAATAGATCTAAAAGTGGTTCCAGGAATACCATTTAAGGCTTCTTCAGGAGTTAGAACTCGACCATCGCCTGTAGTTGGATACAACCAATGGAAATAAGGAACGACTTTTGAAGTACCAAAACAGGGAGGACAATCTGTTTGAGAAAGTTTCATAATTGCTTTCTCATAAGGATCAATCCAAACTCCATCCTTATTTTGAAATGGACGCAATTTTGCTGGAATATTCTCAGGAAGACCTTTGAAACCATATAGCCGTGAATGACGAAATTTCGTTCTATTTGGAGAACGAGAAATCATATTTGAGGGAATTTCTCTCTTAATTTCCAAAGGAAATTGTTGAGATTGTACCTCAAATTCGTCATTATCTTCACAAGCCATAATTTGTTCAATAGCCTCCATAGTATATGGAATAGCAACTCCTAATCTTTCACCACCAGTGTCTTGATTTCCACCTAAAACATGGATACCAACTAAATAAGGTTTTCCTTGAGGACCCTTGATAAAAACAGGGGAACCGGAATCACCTTTCATAGCGGTGCACCAATAGGAAACAGGACGTTTGATGACAAAAATTTCATCATCAATGCCTCCAGCTTTGTAATTAATATCCTTCTCAATATCACTCTTTCGACAATCTTTGGTATAAATCATACCATCATTTGTCATACAGAGTAATTGCAGAGGAAAACCCTGTGGGATAGGATATCTCAATCGTTCAGGAAGTATGTGCTTAATCATTGCGGGAGGAAGATTAAATTTGCAATCTGGTTTAAAGATTACCAAATCTTCATTCTTAGCTTTAATATATTCTTGTGGTTGTGGAAAACGCAAAATGTCTCCATTACCTAGAAGCAACTTCCAAACAATGTCTGGTTTGTTAATGAACTTTAAAAAGTGATGAGCTGTTACTGCAAAATATCCATCTCTCACATGGAACCCAGTGCTACCTTCACTTGCTGACTTACCATTAAAGTCTTGTGTATGCAGAATCGCAAGTGATTCTCCTAATTTCTTAAGAGCAGGGTAATAACTAGTGTCAGACTGCACCTCAAATTGTTCATCAAGCTCAGGCATTTCTGTTGAATTAGGTTTTAAAGATGGGGTGAAACGCGATCCAATTTTAGCCATTGCCTTTTCCTTGCGGCCAGATTTTTTCATTCTACCTGAAGAATTCTTTTCATGAGATTGTACCTCAAGTTTAAATTCTTCTTCAGGGAAAAAATAATTCCAGACCAAAGGAATAGTAAGCATCAAAACAAGAATCATAGCAATACCAATATAATAATTAGCATGTTCATGATTCCACCAAGAATAGATCTTATATTTCAACATACGATGAGTAACCGATTCAATACGTGCTGTACTAACAGGACGAGTATCAGAATTACTATGCATAT